CAGTATCAGGTTCAGAAGAAGATATGTATCAAATGGATTACAGTAAATTGGTAACTCCATTAATTAAAGCGGTTCAAGAACTATCTAACGAAGTTAATGAACTTAAACAACAAATTCAAAACTTAACAGGAGAATAAAAATGGAATGGAATGTAAAAACAGTTGACGTACACCCTAAAGAAGAAGGGCATGATGATGTAATTTATAACGTGCATTGGTCAGTAACTAAAATAGATGGAGAATACTCTGGATTATCTTATGGTACTCAAAGTATAGATACATCTGATTTATCTAACTTTAAACCTTTTGATGAAGTAACATCAGAGATAGTTCAGGGTTGGGTTATAGACGCTATGGGCGAAGAAGAAGTTGCTAACTTAGAAGCAAATTTAGATTCACAAATAGAAAATCAAAAAAATCCAACTTCAATTACTAAAACTTTAGATTCTTAGTATGGAAGCAATCTTTGAAATAATTATCCTAGTGGTAGTTATTGGGTTTATAATTAATAAAAAGAAACCAGAGTGGATTGATTGGATTAAATCCAAATTAACGAAATAAAATATTATGGCAGATACATTTACAACAAACTTAAATTTAACCAAACCAGAGGTAGGAAGTTCTACTAATACCTGGGGTACTAAATTAAATGCAGACCTTGACGCTCTTGATGGCGTTTTTACAGCTAATGGTAGTGGTACAAGTGTTGGCCTTAAAGTTGGTGCTGGAAAAACATTAAATGTAGACGGTACTTTAGATAGCAGCGGAACATTAACATCTACAGGATCAGCAACATTTACAACAGTTGACATCAATGGTGGTTCTGTTGATGGAGCAACCGTGGGTGCTAACTCAGCCTCTACAGGTGCTTTTACTACTGTATCGACATCTGGTTTAGCTACTTTAAATAGTGCAACCGTAAGCGGTACTTTAACTTCAAGCAGCTCATTTGTATCTAGCGGAACAGCTGCATTTAGTAATACTCTTACACAAAGCGGTGCATCAACTTTTAGCGGTTCTCTTACATCTACTGGAGCTGCAAATTTTAGCAACACCGTATCTTTAGATGGCTCATCAAATGAATTAAGATTTTATGAAGGCTCTAACTATGTTGGTTTTGAAGCACCAACATTATCAGCCAATCAAATATGGAAACTACCAACAGCAGACGGAAGTGCTAACCAAGTTATAGAAACAGACGGCTCTGGTAATTTATCTTTTGCAACCGTATCTGGTGCAACCATTAATAATAATGCAGACAATAAAGTTATCACAGGTAGCGGAACTGCTAATACTTTAGAGGCTGAAACTAACTTTGTATACAACGGAACAGTGGTTGGTATGGGTTCTAATGGTGCTTCTGTTGTTACTAAGTCTGGAACAGGAACAGGATTACAAATTGCTAATGGTGGATATGGTTATGGAACAGATAGCAATACAGGTGACTTATTAATATATAATAGTGTTAATGCAACCTTAACACTTCACTCAGGTGGATATCACCCAAGCACTCCAAATGGAACTAGCAAAATTCAATTTAACAAAGCAGTTCAAACCAGTCCAGATGTTGAAAATACTGTTGATGTAGGTTCTATTGAATATACTAATAGTTCAAACACAATGCAGTTTAAAACAAATAACTCTGCTGCTATGACAATAAGAGATGATGGAGATGTGGCTATTGGAACAACAAGCACAGCAGGAAGTTTTAGACAAGAAATAAGATTTTCTGGAAATCCAGGATATGGACAAATTTTATCTAATTCCTCAAATGTTAATAGCACAGAATATATAAGTTTTAGATGTGGAAGCACTCAAGAAATTGGTTCTATAAAAAGAAATGGTGGAGCAGACGCTATTGCATTTAATACATCTTCTGATTACAGACTTAAACAAGACATAGTTGATATAGATGATGGTATAACTAGACTTAAAACACTACAACCTAGAAAGTTTAAATGGAAATCAGATACATCAAAAACTGTTGATGGTTTTATTGCACATGAAGTAACAGCAGTGCCAGAATCTATAACAGGTACAAAAGATGAAACAGAAAATAAATTAAATGTAGTAATTGATAATTCTAATAATATTATTCAAGAAAATGTATCGGAGTCTGAATGGACTAAAGGAAAATCTGATGATACTTTCCCATCAGATTCTACTTGGTCGGCTTCTAAAACTGTTCCAAAATATCAACAAATAGACCAGGCTAAATTAGTTCCATTACTCACAGCGGCCTTACAAGAAGCAATAACCGAAATAGAAATACTAAAAGAAAAAGTAGAAGCATTGGAGAATTAATCATGGCATTAATCCAAGTTACACCGCCAGCTGGTATCGTTACTAACGGTACTGAGTATGCAAATAAAGGTAGGTGGGTTAATGGCAATTTAGTACGTTTTGAAAATGGTTATCTAAGACCTATTGGCGGTTGGGAAAAAATACGAACAACTCCATTAGACGGAACTCCAACCAATATGTTTGCCTACATTACCAACAATGGCACTAAAGTTTTAGCAGTTGGAACAAGAGAAAAAGTTTATGTTATGGTTACTGATACCTGGTATGACATTACACCATCTGGATTTGTAAATGATGCCTCAACCGATCCTTTAGGATATGGTGCATATCATTATGACGTTGAAGATTATGGTGATGCTCGTTCACAATCAGGTTTATCTTTTGATACTAATAACTTTTCTTTTGATAACTTTGGTGAAATATTAATATTTTGCTCATCGTCTGATGGAAAAATATATCAATGGAATCCTAGTTCTCCTAGCACTATAGCAAGTGTTGTTAGCAATGCACCTACAGATTGTACTGGTGTTTTTGTAACTAACGAAAGACATGTCGTTGCCTATGGAGCTGGTGGCGACCCAAGAAAAATTCAATGGTCATCAAGAGAAACTCTAACAACATGGACACCAGCATCCACGAATACAGCTGGTGATTTACAAATACCAACAGGCGGTACAATAATACACGCTATTAAATGGCAAACAGATATTGTTCTTTATACAGATACAGGCGTAGCAAGAATGTACTACACGGGTTCTCCTTTTATATATGGTATTCAAGACGCTGGTACAAACTGTAAAGCAATAAGTGCCAGAACAGTTGTAAGTTCTGGAGCATTTTTAACATGGATGGGTGAAAACTCATTCTTTATTTTTGATGGTTCAGTAAAAGAAATAAAATGTGATGTGCATGATTACATCTTTGATGATTTAAACACTACTTATAGAAAAACATCATGTGGTGGACATAACTCTAACTATAATGAAATGTGGTTTTTCTTTCCATCTGCATCTACCCAAACTCCAGATAAATATGTTATATGGAATTATTTAGATAATGTTTGGTCTATAGGTGCATTAGATAGAGGATGTTGGTTAGACCAAGGCGTGTTTGATTTCCCTGTAGCTTGTGATAGTTCTGGAGAGGTTTATCAGCACGATAGTACCACATTAAATAATTCTGTTAATCTTGGCTCCTCTGTACCTTTTTGTGAGAGTGGCCCAATAGAAATAGGCAATGGTGATAACTATGTGCAATGTAATCAGATTATTCCAGATGAAGAAGCTGCAACATTACCAGGAGTAAGTTTAAGTTTTACAGGAAGATTTACACCACTAGGAGCAGAAACAGACTTTGGCACATTTACTTTTAATAGTGATGGTTACACAGACGCAAGATTTACAGCAAGACAAGTTAAAATGAAAATTACAGGTGATACTGACCAAACATTTCAGGTTGGTAAGATACGATTAAACGTAAGAACAAGAGGGCGTAGATAATGGCAAGACGAGCCTTAACTAGACCAGGCCCCGTATTTAATACTGAATATCAAAACTACTTGGTATCAGAAATAGAATATAGAGATGGTCTAGCTTTTAAGAAAGGTGAAAGAGTAGAAGTAAATGGTTCAGATCAAACTGAATTAGTATTGGTAGCACCAAATGGAACAAAATATAAAGTCGAAGTTGACGATAGTGGAAACCTCTCAGCAACAGCAACAGTCTAAAGAAGACTGGGAAATAGAGTTTGATAGGTTAGAGCATCATATTAAACGTGCATTAAAGCACCAAGATATGTATAATTTAACTGATATTAAAGAAAAAATACGCCTTGGGATATTTCATATTTGGGGTGGTAAAAACTCAGTAATGATAACTGAGTTTGTAGAATACCCACAAACAAAAGTAATGAATTTGCTTTTTTGTGGAGGTAACTACAAAGAGCTAGAGGCAATGCTGCCTAGCTTTGAAAAATTTGCAAGACATTTTGGATGCAAAAGAATTTATGGCGGAGGCAGAAAAGGCTGGCTTCGTAAAATTAAACATCTTGGCTTTGAACAAGAATATATGATTAGAAAAGAATTATGAGTAAAGGAAAAACCACATCAACAACAACAATCGATCCACAACAAATGGCAATCTTTAAAGATTTGTATGATGAAGGAAAGTCAATATACAACACGCCATTTCAACCATTTACAGGTGAAGGCGTTGCCAAATTTACGCCAGACCAACTTTTCATACAAGATCAAGCAAGAGATATGTATGGTAAATCAATGGGATTTGACCCTAGAAATCAATTAAATAATTTAGCCTCTTTATCAGCACCAACAGTAAATCCTTTTACTGGTTCGGCTACAACTGGAACAGCAAATACTGGTACAGCTACAGACATTAATCGTAATATGATAAGAGATGTTACTCCAAGGTCTTTACTGGATGTCGACATAGGCGCATATCAAAACCCTTTTACCGAACAAGTTATAGATAATACTTTAGGTGACTTAAATGATGCAAGACAAATGCAAATACAAAGAGATCAAGATGCAGCAATCGGCAGAGGTGCGTTTAGTGGTTCACGTTCAGCAATATTAGAATCAGAAACTAATAAAAACTTTTTTGACAAAGCTGGCGATATAAGTTCTCAGTTAAGAAAACAAAGTTTTGACAGTGGAGCAAATTTAGCTGGACAAGATATAAACAGAGACTTCCAAGCACAAAACTTAATGTCTGATTATGATAAACAAGTTGCTATGGCAAATGCTGGTTATGGTAATCAATTTGGTATGGCAAATATGGATGCACAAAATAGATTTGGGTTGCAAAACTTAAATGCACAAAACCAATTTGGTATGGCAAATATGGATGCACTTAATAAAGCTGCAATAATGAATCCACAATTAGACATGCAAAATAGACAATTCCAAGCTGGTTTATTTGGAAACCAATTAGCAGACCAGTACCAAAACTTTAGTTTATTATCTGGCATAGGAAATCAACAACAAGGACTTAATCAAGCACAAAACGACTTTAATTATAACGAGTTCCTAAGAGGCTATGACGATCCATTTAAAAGATTTAGCTTATTAACAGGTGCCGCAGCTGGCATGCCAGTTTCAACAAGTACAACAGATCGAAAGAAAACTGGATTCGGTGACATATTGGGTGGTGCTGCTAATTTATATGGTATGTCTTTACTCGGTGGCAGTTAAGGAGCTTTATAATGAATGAACTACAAAAATATATGTTAATGCTACAAGGTGGTTACAAGCCTCAAGCTGGTGCAATTACATCAGATCAAATGCAGGGTTTTAAAAATGCTGGTTTATTAAATAAAACAGTAGCACTAGAAAATCAAATACAAGACACAAACAATCTTATTGGTTCATTAAATATACCAAAACAGCCTATTGCAGTTCCTAACACAGCAAACGAAGATTTGTTAAAGAAACAAAAAAAAGCAAATATGTTTATGGCTTTGGGTGACTTACTGCAAGGCAAAGATGCAACTGCTGGTTTTACACAAAGACAAGCTGGGTTTAATGCTCAAAAAGAAAAAGCAGAGAGACAGGCTAAACAAGAGCAATTAATGAAAGACCGACAAGAATATATGAAAAACAATCCTGAATTAGCAGGTGCAATTAGACTGAAAGAACTGTTTGATATGCAAATGCCACAACAAAAAGACCCTACTCAATCAGATATATATAAACAAGCTGCTGCCAAAATTAAAAACATTGTTCTTAATGAGGGTATTAATAGTACTAATTTAACAGAACAAGAAAGAGATTTTTATAAAGATAATATAAACAAACAAGGGTTTATGTCTTTTAATGAAGGACTTGCACAAATGATGCTTGGCAATACAGATGGACAAAATAACTCAACAAAAAACTATACAGTAATTAATAAATCTTACGGATCAATGAGTGCAAATGAAATTATTAATCAAGCAATAAAACTCAATCCAGGATCTACAAAAGAAGGCGTTATAAAAAATTTAATAGCTAATAAAATAATATCAGAGTAATACTATGGTAGATTTTATCATACCAACCCCACCCAAAGAGGAAGAAGGAGCGGGATTCAAAATACCCCCACCATCTGATGTAGATGATAAAGCCATGCAAAACATTGCAGCTGATGGTTTTGTCATTCCTCCCACTCCAGAAGAAGTTAAAGAAAACGATGGAAGGTTGTCTGAAGCAGAGCTAAAGAAAGACCCTGAATGGATTAAAGTTGCAAAAAGTATTTATGAATTTAACGAGGGTACAACCCTTGGTATTAAAAAAGATGGCCAACCTAAAAAATTAAACTCCGATAAAGAATATGCAGATTACGCCCTAAGATATATGGGTTGGTTTAATTACAATATTCCTAAAATGGGTAATGAGGCACTTGACTTATTCGAGTTTGCCAATCAACAACAAAAAGAAGACTTTGTTTCAGCAATGGATATGTACGACAACAAGAAAATTAGTTGGGATGGAGTTGGTAGATTTATTAAAGGTGTTGGTTCTGATCCATCTACTTATATTGGTATAGGAACATTTGGTGCTGGTCTTGTTGGAAGAGCTGGTGTCAAAGAAGCAACCAAGCAATCTATTAAAGAATTTGTAAAACAAGGAGCAGTACAAGGTGCAAAGATTGGAGCTATAGAAGGTGCAACTTATTCAACGGTTGACAATGCACTAAGACAATCAACTAGAATAATGTCTGGTCAAAGAGAGGGCTTTGACTTTGGTGAATCAGCAAAGGCGGCTGGTTTTGGAGCTGGAGTCGGTGGTGCGTTAGGTGGAACGATAGGTGGAACTGCTGCTTTTGTTAAAAATAAAAATAATGTTGTTTCTAACGTAACAGATGAAGCTGAAGAGTTTGTTGTTCCACCAGCACAAGAAGTAGTAGAAACTCCAGTTGCACCAGAGGTTGTTACTCCTAAAGTAGAAACACCTAAAGTAAATATAAAAAAACAGATTGATGATGAATTAATTAAAATAGGGGTTGACCCAGTTAAGGTTGAAGGAGTTCCAAAGTTAAGTGCTAGGCAGGGATTTGTTTCACCAGATCTTAATAATATTCCAGAGGATTATGGGATTCTTGGTGGTAGAGTAAGTTTTAAAATTGATTATGATAATCCAAAGAATACTGCAAATAAATTAAAAGAATTTTTTATTGAACAAAACTCTTTAGATAATTTTAAACTTGCAACACCTAAAATAGAAACACCGAAGCGTGGTACCAAGATTCCAGAGATATTAAAAGTTACTAAAGAGCCTAAAGTAAGAACTGCCAGAGATTATATTGATAAGATAAAAGACGGTGAAAAATCTGGTGAACTAAAAGCTATTTTTGAAGATGCGTCTGGAAACATACAAAGAAAATTTAAAGCTGGTCAAAACCAAGAAGGAAATACTCTTGATGATTTAGATGAAGTAGCAAGTTCTATGATGGAAGATGGATTCTATACCCAAGTTGATACTAGCGAAACTGGTATGACTAATAGGGTATTAGAAGACCTAAACAACGACACACCACATCCAGAAGATGCAGCCATATATGCAGAGTGGGAAAGAAAAACTGATGAAGGTAAAGAAGTAAGAAAACTTTTAGACGATAATAAAGTTAATTATAAAGGTATGACTAACGAAGAGGTTAGAGAAACCTATGATGACATTGTGTATAACAGATTGCCACCTGTAAGAGATGAAGTACCTCTTGAAATGTATGCTGATGACATAGAGGCTGCTAGTGGTGGAAATGTTAACAATGTAAGAGTAGATGATATTGTCGACCCAGCACCAGATGGTAGAGACTTTCAAACTGATACAACAGTAGACCTAAACGATAGACTGGTTGAAGTTGGCGTTAAGATAATGGATGATTTAGAAATACCAAGAAATCCAGAAATAAAAATATCAGACCAATTAGAAGAAGTTTTATTTCAAGCCGAAAGCAATCCTGTCGCAAGAGAAAAACTTGATTCTGTATTAGAAAAAAACAACATAACTCTTCCAGAGTTATCTCAGTTATTTAGAGGAAGCATTGCAGATTCCGCAAGAAGGATGCAAAAATTAAGTGCTGTCAGTAGGTCTATTCAAAACCTATCTGAAAAAATAGGAAAAACAGCAAAGCCAGAAACTTGGACAGCAAGACTTTATAATTTTATTAAACAAGCTGATAACATAAGAAGGGGTTTATTAGTTAGTCAAATAGCTACAGCTATGCGTAATAACACAGCACAGCTTGGTAGGGTTAGTATGAAAACAATGATTGATGTTTTCGATAATACGTTAAAGAAAACTTTTAATCCTCTTAGAAAAGCGTTTGGTGCTGAAGAATCTCCTGTTGATTATGCTAGATCATTTGAATTGATTTTAAATTTAACAAAGAACAAAAAACAAGCCAAAGATTTAACAGACTTATTAACAAAGTATTATGTAAAAGATGCAGAAAATTTATTTACCAGATATTCTTCCGATGTAGCAGACGCTACAAAAACATCTAATGCGGCAAGAATTATAAAGGTTGGTCAAAAAGTTACTGATGGATTAAATATATTAAATAGAATGCAAGAGTTTTGGTATAGAAGAGCGGTATTTGCAAACACCATTACTGATGCTTTATTAAAAAAAGGTATAGATATAAATAAAGTTGGCATAAGTGATGACCTTTTAAAATATGTAAACAAAGCTGATATTGAAAAAGCAGTTGATGATGCTTTGTATTTTACTTATGCAAAAACTCCAGACGTGCCTATTGTTAAAAGTCTTGTTGATGCTGTTAATTCTATGCCATTTTTTGCAACTGGTATAATACCTTTTCCAAGGTTTATGGCTAATGCTATTGCCTTTCAGTTTAGACATAGTCCACTAGGCTTTTCTGCATTACTTACACCAAAAGAAATAGCTAAATTAAAAGCTGGTGATTATAAAACTTTATCTCAAGCGGTAGTGGGAACAACCCTATTGCTTACAGCTGTAGAGATGAAAAGAAAAGGATCAGAAGATAACAAATGGTATGAAGTAGAAACATCATCTGGAAAAACAGTAGACATGAGGCCATACTTTCCATTGACACCATACCTTTTGGTTGCTGATATGATTGTAAGAAGTGAAAGCGGAAGAGGTGCTCCAGATGCTAAAGATGTTTTACAAGGATTAACAGGTGCACAGTTTAGAGCTGGTGCTAGTGTTCAGTTGGTACAGAATCTTTTAGATGGAATGGCTGGACTGGACACAGAAGAAAAAGTTAATAGATTTATGTCTGACTATACCGCCAATGTTCTTGGTGGATATATGACACCCATAAGAATGTTTGGTGATTTTGTAGACCAAGACCAACAATTCAGAAGACCATTACCAACGGGTGAGTTTCTAGCTGATACAACCAATCAATTAAAATCTAATATACCTTTTGTTAGAGATCAGTTTCCAGAATCAGAATCTCCAACCAGAGAAGCTGCACCAGGTAGACCAGATACAGTACAAATACCTTTTACCGATATTGAAGCTCCAGGCCCTTTAGCAAGACAGCTTACTGGTGCAACTGTAAGAGAAGAAAAGAATGCGGCAGAGAGAGAATTTGATAGATTAGGATTTAAAAGAAGAGATATATTACCTTACTCTGGTAACGCTGTTGTAGATCAAACAAGAGCAAAATATTTAGGGCCTATAGTTGAAAAAGTTATACCCGTTTTAATACAAAGCGAAAAATATCAATCTGCTTCAAATGAACTTAAATCAACTATATTACGAAAAACACTTACAGAATTAAGAAATGCAGCCAATGATTACATAAAACAGAATAGAATAAATGAAGAAGCATTTGCTAAAGCCGCATTTAATAGGCAACCCAAATACATAAAGGCCTTACTAAACTCTCAAGGTATTACATCTGAAACTTTATTAGAAAATTATGACACGCAAGACGGAGCGGATAGGTAGGAGTGGTGAATATTTAGCCTGCTCAGTTCTAGCGAGAGAATCAGACACCGTTACAATAATGCCTCATACATCCCATGCCGATGTGATCTTTGAGTGGAAACATAAACTATATAGATGCCAAGTTAAAACAGTTACACATATAGAAAAGACAAAAAAGAACTGGCGGTTTGATATTCGTAAAGGCATTACCACCACAGGAAGACATTATAAAAAAAATCAAATAGATATAATCGCAATGGTTAATCTTAAATACCAGACTATATGCTTCAGAGCCTTTTCTGATTGTCAAACAACACAAATCACGATAAAGGACGAAATTATGAAATCAATCAATTCTATTGAAAGTTTAAAAGAAGCTATGGAGTCGATTGTTTTGGCGACTGATAGTCGACAAGGCAAAAATGAGTCGACTTCTGGTGCTGAAAAAACTGCAATAAATGGCTGATTTCTGCTCTTTGACCCCTTCGTCTATCGGTTAGGACACCTGGTTTTCATTCTTAAATATTATCCATCACACAGTTTCTCGACTCTACATTATTTCCCTAAAAACCCTTGTTTTCTTTACAAGATTCGATTTATAATCTACTGAATAGGTAATTAAAATACACGTCATTTCGACACTAAAGGTCGACTGTATGGCGACTCTGCTTGGAGGTACGAGTTATGGCTAGATATAAAAGAGATACAAAGGTAAACAATTTATTAATCACAGAAAAAACTTATAGAGTCTTCTATCGCATCAATGGAAGGAAGAGAGAACTAACTCTTGGTACTAGAGACATACCAATTAATGTAGCAAGAAACAAAGCACAACAAATACTTGGTGAAGTTGCACAAGGTATTGATCCATTA